TTCTCGCACAGATCCGTATGGCGGCGGGCTGGGCACCAGCCCTTCCCGAAGAACCACCGCACGTCCCACCCGTCGGGGTGGGCCATGTCGAGCATGGCTTCGACGGCGCTGGTCCAAACGAACGGGCTGCCCCAGGCAGGTCCGACCGCCAGTTTCATCCGTTACGCAGGCGTGGCCACAGGTGACTTGGCCCCCGATTCCGTTACCGAGTCCGTCACCAGACAGTTGATCGTGGAGTAGCCTCCATGATCGTTCGCCGTGTCAATGTCCGCGACCCCAGCTCCCGCCACCGCCCGCACGTTGGAGATGATGCCATCCCCCTGCGCGGAGGTGGAGGAGTTGAAGTCGCAGATGAGCACGTCGAACCCGATGACGATGTTGTTGTCGAAGGTGCCTCCCGTGGTGAGAAGGGCACCGCCCGCGATCACGGCTTCATCCAACCCGAGGCCGACCCCGTAGTTGAACACGCAATCTTGGACGACCCAATCGTCACAGTTGCCGGTCTCGTGGAGAATGGCGTTATCGGACCCATTCGCCGTGGAGAGCCACGTACACCGCTTGAAGGTGTAGCGTGGGGCGTTGATCGTGATGTTGTTGACCGGCGTGGCCCCTGGCTCGAACACGCAATCGTAGGCGCTGAAATCCGCGCCCCCGGTCGTGGTGTTGATGAGGGCCGTCACGCTCGCTGCGGCTCCGATGATCCGGAGGTTGTAGAGGGTCACGTTGGCGACGGAGACGTCGAACACGTCAATCGCCCCCGAGCCGGTGAAGGCGGGCCGGGAACGCCCCGGCCCCATCCCCACCACCGTGACGCCCGCCACGTCGAGCCCCACCGCCGTGGTGATGGTCTCGGCGTGGCCTGGAGCCACAATGATGTAGTCGCCATTGTTGGTCGCGCACCGGCTGAAGGCATAGTCCAGGGTGGCGAAGGGCCGATCCTTGGAGAGCCCATCATTGCCGTTGCTGCCAATTCCGCTATCGAGAAAGAACACGGTGCCCGCCGCCGGGGCAATGAAGTTGCCCGCGAGGATGGCACCATTTGGGAGGGTGAGGTTCGTCAGCATGAGTCCTCCTCACGCGCCCGGCGAGCCGTACACGCCCCGCCAATCCGACCAACCCCGCTTCCACCGCGCCCGGACCTTCACCTTCATGCTGGAACTCTCGAAGTCCCAGTCGTGCATGGTGTTGGGCCGTTCACGCCAGTAGGAGCGGATTTGGTGCTTCTCGGGCGTGGCCAGGAGGAACCACGCATCCGCATCGGTCAGGTACGGCCACGCGACGACGCTCACGCCTCCGCCGTCCTGCTTCTTGAAGGCGTTGATCGCCCGGTTGGCCGTGTCGGGGCGATCCGGGGAGTCGATCAGTTCGCTGGCGAGCCACTGGTTTTCGTAGGGCACGAGCAGGGTACTCGCTCGCCAATGGATGAGCTTCCCAGCGTCGTCCACCGTATCCGCGATGTCATTGAGGGCATCCCGGTACGCCGAGATGGACAGATCGGCCGCGGTGGTGAGTTCGTTCTGCTCCGTCCCGCCTCCCACGAGGGTGTGGGCCGTGGAGAACAGCTCCACAGCATCGAGGCCGGTGTAGGACGAGTTGAAGCCGCGGTTGAACACGTTGGCATGGTCCACGTTGTAGGCGTAGGTCATGCTGGAGCCGAGTGCGCGGGCCGCATCCGAGACGACTTCCTCTTGCTCGTCATCCAGCGCCTCTTTCGAGGTGCGGAAGGCGAGTTCGTAGGTGTCGGCGAGGTACTGCTGGTTGTAGCCCTGCGCGATTTCGTCGTAGGTCACGTCCGCGCCCTCCGCCTTGATCGGCACCGTGCCGAAGGAGGCGATGGTCGTGGTGTTGACGAACGGTTTGTTGCCCATGTCCCGCATCTTGAACACACGGGACACAATGCCGTCTTCCAGATCGAACTCGTCAAAGAGCACGTCGTCGAGGAAGACCAGGCGCGAGAGGTACAGATCAGGGAGCGCGGATCTAAACGTTGCCATTTATCCCCTCTCCCTTAGATGCCCGTCCGGCCGATGTAGCCGAAGATGTGGTTGTTGACCGTCACGACCCACTTCCGTTGCTGGCCCGTGGTCGTGGCATAGCTGCCATCCTCGATGGGATGGAGGCCCTTGATCGAGAGGGCGAGCGTGGAAGTCGTGTTGGCCGTGTCGGAGTCGATCTCGTGCAAGGAGCGCAGGAGGGTCGTGTCCCCGGTGGTGACGGTGATGTTGGCCTTGAGACCGGGGCCGGTGGCCTCGTCCATGGCCGTCACCGCCCCGTCATCTTGGAGCGTGAACTCCTGGTTCGGATGGTCGTACACCATGAAGTCCACTTTGCGGGTGGACGCGGCGGAATACTCGGCGGCCACGCCGAGAATGGTCGTGGAGCCGGTGGTGGCGACGCCGACGCCACCATCCGTTTCAAGGATGACGAAATCGCCGGGGTAGATCGCCACGGCGCTCGCGTCTTTGAGGTAGGGGCGAACCGAGCGAACGACGCCGTAGGGGATGGCCCCAAACGGGTTGTCCGTCGCGCGTTGGAGATAAGGCATGGAGCGTCCTCTTCTTAGGTGTCCGTCATCTCCGCTTGCGTGGCTTGGGTATGCGTCGGGTGAGTTGCCGAGTCCACATGGATGCGGGGGCCGAAGTTCCCCCGGTTGATCTCCTCCACCGTTTGCCGCTGTCGCTCGATGGAGGCTTGCGTGCGCCGCTCGACCAGTTGGGCCTTGAGGCGGTTGCGAGACTCCACCCACGACGTGGGCATGAAGCAGAGAATATCGCCGCCCTGGCCCCCGCGCCGCACGTAATTCTCCACCGACCGCAAGGCCGGGACTTTGAGATTCACGCGGGGATCGGAGGTCATCACCGGCTGCCACTCGCGTAACCCAGTCCGGTCAATCGCGCGAGGGTTGAGCCAGCGGAGTTCCCACGTCTCGGGAACGTCCACGAAGCGACGAGCATCGGTATTGTGCTTGATCCAACGAGGATCGACTTCCCACGGCGGCGGCCCATCTTCCGCGAAGCTGGGATGGCGCGTGAGTTTTTCGGGGTCAATGGTCCCCAGCAGTTTGGGCTGGGGGGCGTCGGTGAGATCCCCCGCGGCGGAGGTTCTCGCCTGGTCCACATGGGTGACGGGATCGAGTTGCACGCTGCCGTATTGACGCACGCCCATCAGGATTCCCTCACATGCAGACCCACCGCGCCCACGTTGGAGCGGCCTTCGGCCTGCCGTTTCTCGAAGCGGGCTTTCGCCCCCTCCGGGTCCCGCACGCCCATCTTCCGCGCGAGGGCGAGTTCCTTCTCGTTCAGTTTGGGTTTCCCCGGCGACACCGCGGGAGCGTGGCGGCGCGTCGTGCCACCATCAAATTGGGTTTGCGCCTGCACCCCGGCCCGTCGCGTGGGTTCCTCGATCATCTGAGGCCCCCCGATGACGGCGGGATTTCCGGCGTTATCCACGATGGCGATTTTGATGGCCTCCACGTCCGTGTCCGTGTTGTTGGGGTAGCCTTGCCGTAAGAGTTGGGACTTCACTTGCATCGCGTATTGGGTGAGCGGATGCGTGGGATCAGAGAGTTGCCGATACCGTGCGTAGAGATTCGCGTGCATGGTCTGGGTGGCCTGCGCCCGTTGCTGCTGGACGGTGGCCGCCTGGACTTGCACCTGCACCAGACGCTTGGTGAGTTCCTGCTGGGCTTCGGCGCTGCCAGCCTGAGCGAGCTGCGCCAACTGTTCGTTGGAGTATTGGTCCAACGCGTTCGCGGGCGGAGCGGGGGCTTTCGGCTGCAACGCTTGCTGCAACATGGTGGCGAGCTGGTCGTACTGCTGCTCGACCCGGCTGAGCTTCCGGTTAAACTCCGCCTGCAAGTTCTTCAGAGGCCGGTCCTCGATCACAGGCTC